GTTTCTGCTATAACATCTGAGACTAAGTTTTCCGCGCCCAAGCCTGTTCTAGATATTCTTTGACCTGCTTTAATCATTGCATCGTACAATGCATTTTTAGAAGCACGGTCATAGCCTAATCCTTCTAAAATAGTATTAACTTTTTCTTTTCTAGTAGCTGGTGGTGGATCATCATCACCAGGTAATTTACCTTTTTTCTCAATGACTTCATCAGCAGTATATGCAAATGGAGATTTACCTTGTGTGGTTACAACACCATCCGTTTCTTTTTTATCCGCAACCTTATCAACTCTTTTAATTTTACCGTAATCAGGGTTATCTACCATAACCACACCATACCTAGTATTTTTAGGTATTTTTTTATCAGTTGTGTTCATATCTTTTTCAAAATAATCTGTTACAGCAAAACTAACATCTTTTGCTTTTTCAAAAGGTTTTATTTTTTGTTCTATGCTTATTGGTTTAAGTGTATCATCTTTAGGCATCATAGGCACCGGTCTCATATTATTAACGTCAAATATATTTTCAAATTTTTTTGCAGCGTTTTCAGCGTTTATGCCTGTAGGCAACATAGTGTTTACATTAGCTGGATAAACCATACCAGCTTGATTATATCCTCGTCTTGGTTCTTTTATACCGGACATAATCCCTTCTTTAATAGGGCCACCGTATCTAAACATAGGTCTATTTAAAACTTTCATTATTTACTGTCTCCTGGAAACCCAAATATTTTACCGTACAATCCTCCTACCCCTAGAGCTGTACCAATTGCTTGTGACATTGGGCTAACCGGTGTTGGTTGTGCGTAAGGTGCTGCTGATACTCCACCAGATAAACCTGTTAAGCCTGTACCATATTGAGATAGTCTACCATATGGTTCGTAAGCTGCTGTCTGTGCTGCTTGTTGATCTGCTGATAATAATGATTGAGCTTGACCTTGTCTTAAAGATCCTAGTTGTCCTAATGCTCCAACGTCTGCACCTAGTCCTGCTCTTTGGAAATTAGATAACCCCATTTGCGCTGCACCTAATCCTGATTGTGCAGCTGCTAATTGACCACCTTGTGTAAAGGCTGTGTTAGCTGCTTGTTGTGCGTTTTGAAATCCTGATTGTAACATTTGTGCTTGTAATGCAGATCGGTCTGCTAAAGTTCTAGCATCGTATTCACCTAACATTGCACCTTCTCTACCACCACCAAAATTTCCAGTGTTATATGCTGCATCTTGAATAGCTTGTCTGTCACCTGTTCTTGATCTATCATATTCTGCAAGTGTTGTATCAATAACATTTTGTTGGTAAGGAGACATAAAAGGTTGGTAAGCTTGTGGTCCAGTTAATGCACCTAGTCCACCTACAGTTCCTGCTGCTTGTGTTTGTGCAGCTTGTGCTGCTGTTAAAAATGGTTGATAAGCACCAACACCTGACGTTGCTAAATTAATTGCTTGCGTTTGTAATGGATCTTCGCCAGCAACAAATTGTCTACCGGTAAATTGACTTGTATCTATTGGTGTACTATAAGTTGCTTTTGATTGTGCTGCGTAATCTTTTGCGTAATCTTCTAAAAATCCTGGTGTTGCCATTATCCCATCCTCGATTGTAACATTTGTTGTTGATTGTACATTTCTTGTGCACCCTCTAAACCTTGTGATTCTTTAGATACCTGTCCACCAGCTTCTAAATGGTCCATTAAATTTTCCATAACTTCTGCGCCTTTATCTATATCTCCACCACCTGCGTTTCTAACAGCATCTGCAGTAAATACAAACTCATTTACACTTAATCTTGCAGGTACATCATCTGCTTTTTCTTTTGCACCAATAGGTACAAATCCACCTTCAGCTCTATAATCTTTTTCCATACCACCTAGGTTCATAAGCCCACCTTCGGCTCTTCCTACTCTTACACCGCCTGATGGGTAGTTAAATCTGTTTGTACCAGGAGGAGTTCCATAACCAGGTACACTAGTTAATCCGCCACCAGCCATCATCATAGGCATTTGTGGTTCTGTCTGCACTGTTTCTGATTCAGTTGTCATTATCTCTTCTTGTTCTGGTCCCTGTTCCCCGGACGCTTGTTGAAGAACAAGTTGTTTAAATTCTGGATACGATAAGTCACCACCTTGTGCTACGTATTTTTGATACTCTTGTCTTAAAAATTTTTCTGCTTCTGGGGGTAATTGTGGCCCTTCAGTTTCTACCATTTGTTCTGCTTCTACCATCTCACCATTAGCATAACCTATTCTGCCACCGTTAGCAGCATTTTGTGGTAAATAAAATCCTTCTTGTACATATTGTTGATTAGGTAAAAAACTCATATAAGGATCTCTATTTCTTGCCATCATCATTGCTGTGTATGGATCAATGTAAGACTGATCAACTTCTTCTTCTATTTCTTCGTAAGGACCTACACCCATTGCTTTTTGTATAAATGGTGTTGCAATTGCTGTTGCGCCTAAACCTGTAAATATTTTTTGACCTGTTGAAAGACCATCAAACTTATTATATAGGCTTCTTAAAAATCCTGGATTAGTGTGATGATTACCTGTAGCTAAAGCACTTTTCATAAAATTACTTCCCATTAAACCTTTAAATCCAGTTCCTGGTATACCAAAAGTTAAACCACCCATTATGGCAGCTTTACCCAGTGGACTTTTAGCAATTTTCTTAACACCACGGACAGCTTTCTTAACAAGTTTACCTAAAAAATAACCTTGTCTAGGATCTTGTAATGTCATAATTCCGCCTTCGGCTTGTAGTTGTCTGGGTTCTTGCATTCTAGATATTGCCATAATTTTACCTTAATTCCTATGTTTACTTGGTTTTTGAGAACAAATCAAGAGGTGGCATTATAACTTTTACGTCTTGTGCCATTTCTTCGTTCTTAAAACCTTTGCTTTCCCAGTCTTTTCTTTCTTTAAAAAGTTGACCAGTTTTTTTATGCCTATAAGTTGTCTCTACTTTTGCTTGTTTTATTTCCATTAGTCTGTTTTCTCCTTTAATATATTGAGATAACTAATACCAAATACTACTCCATCGGACACAGTTCCTGCTGTAGTATAAGATAATACAGTCCCACCTTCTACAATCAAAGGTAAGGACAATATCTCAACACTTGTAGCAGCTACTAATGTTTGTGTATTTACTATCTCAAATGCATTGTTTTTAATGGTTACCGTTGGTGTATTAGAACCTGATTTATTTGTAACTCTTAATGATTTAATAATATATGTTTCATTAACAGATGGTGATAACAACGTTACAGTTTCTGCAGCTGTCGTTGTTTTACCGTAAAATTTATATTGATTTACTACTGCCATTATTCCATAAAGAAACTTTTAGCTTCTATCTCCTGTTTTACTTCATCTTGAAACGTACTATTTAATTTTGTAATTACTGAGTCAAGATCCCTAACCAAAGATTGTATGTTTCTTTGACTGTATTCTGGTTCTGCTCTAGTTAATGATTCTACTATCTTTGCCATATTATTTAATTAATGCGTCGTTTGCTTTTTTTTCATCTGCAGTTACAAATATATATTGACCATCAGGACCTATCTCATATCCATCTGTAAAGTCTTCTTCTACATTTACAGGAGGATTTAATTCTCCTTTGTAAAAATCAGAAAGAGTATTGTATTTACCAATATTTTTTATATTAGGAATATTTTTAGCAACAGTAAAAGCTGTACCTAATCCAGGTGCAATAAGGTTTCCAACAAGTCCTGGTAAAAAACCTTTTGCTTTATCAAAAGCATACGCAAGACCCATTAAAGGTTGTCCTTTATCGTCTAAATTTCTATAACCACTAAAAAAACCATCACCAGAATATTTTTGATCAACTACATCTGGCATTGTATTTATTGTACTCGTAGTTGTTATATCTCCTCTAGGTGAGCCTCGTGTAACATCAACACTTTTTTCATTACCCCCAAAGCTTTTATCTGACATGCCATCGTCTTTATCGCCCCAACCATTTAAACTCATGATACCAGATGGTCCTCTATTAACACCACTTTTTAAAGATTTGTGTAAATCTTTTTTAATTAATAAATCTTTTTCTTTTTTTGTAATATAAGCTAATTCTGTTTCAGGATGGTTTGGACTTGATTTCCATTTTAAAGGAGCTTTAACTTCTTTTTGTTTACCAAGATAATTTTTAACCCCACCTTGAACATCGTAATTTATTTTTTTATCTATAGTCATTACCTTCTACCTCCTGGTGCAATATCCAATCTAAATGTACCAAGTTTCCAATCTTCATTAGTTGTAGTATTGGCAACTTTAATAGCAATAGATCGTGCTCTTAGTCGTGTGTCTTTTTTAGTTGTAGTAGAACTTACATCAAAGTTTGTTGTAGTTGCAGAACTATTTGGATAATTTCTTGTTACAAAACTAACTCTAGTATTACCTGTCTGTGAAATAAAATCTGGTATAAATCTTTGTATTCTCATAATAAACTCACCATCTCCTCTAAGATCTGGCATTCCTACAGTTTGTCCCGTTGGGTTTCTTCTTTGAGTAATGTCAAAATCACCAGACGTAATAGTACCAATCACAGCAGTTGTTACACCACCGGCATTAATTTGATCGGTCCCTGTTTCTTGTTTATAGTATATAGTAATACCATCAGTATTTCCAATACATTCGGTAGATGCATTGTCTGTTGAATCATAATAAGTTGCGTGTGGTTTATCAAATACTGCAGAATCTTGCCACGCTGTTCGGGGTAAAGTACCTGTTGTCCATATAGGACGTTTAGGACTAGAATCTAAATAGTTATAAGTAACCACTCTATTGATAGCATCCGATGCAGCTGTGCAATAAAACCAGCTTATTTCACCAAACAAATTATTTAAACCTGCATTAATAAGATCTCTAGATACAGCATTAATATCATCATAAACATGGTCTTCAACAAGACATGGCATAGATTTTAATTGACCATCATAAGTAAAAAATCCATTTTCTGACATCCAATATGCAGAACCATCAACCTCTATACATGCATTTTTACCAAACAATCCACAGTTAGTTCCTACTTGTTCAAATGAGAAAGTAAATGGTTGTCCTACAAACTTCATAAGAAATAATGCAGTATCTGTCCAAACGTAAATTGCATCTCTACCTTTAATCGCTCCCATAATCTTAGAACCATCAGCAAGTCTTTGTGTACCTGCGGTATTATTTGCTTTAACTGTATATGCATCTGTGCCATCAATATTTTCTTGGTCAGAAAATCTAATAAACATATTATCTTGAGTAGCAGTATTACCTACTGTAGTTTCGGTACCAAAAAATACTAAGTGTCTGTCTGGTGTAGACACTAATACATGACGTGATGCTGTGGGTGCATTAGCTAATAATGTAGCTCTAATTGATGTTGCGTTTGAAAGAGAAGCATCCCATTCAAAACAAGATCCGTTATAAATAAGAGCAATTAATTTTGTACCATAGTTGTCAAGAACCCACATTCCAGGATCAATTGTAAAGTCAGCATTAGAAGGGTCGCCCCATGCAACATAATCAGATATATTTAAAACACTTGCTCCACCACTATGTGTTGCTTTTGTTGTTCCATTAACACCCCTTGCTCCCCCGCTTAAAGTATTAGTTGCAGTGTCATTATTTGTAAAGCTTATATCTTCTGTTCCTATTCTAATTTCTCCTGATGATGGAAATGCTGCACTGTTTGCTAATACAATATCTGTTGTTACTAAATCTGTTATAGCTGTCGCTAAGGTTGTTGTAGCTGCTCCTAAAGCTGTTCCGCCATATAGACCTGTACCCCAACCATAACCCCCAAGTTGTTGTGATGGTCCTACGTGATAGTAACATAAAACAGATGTTGATCCTGCTGCACTCATTGGTGTGCCTGTTTCAGTAGCAGTCATTGTAATAGTAAAAGTAGTAGTTGTAGGTATGGCTGTTACCATAAATTTTTTATCTTCAAAATCAGTAGCATCAAAACTTGATGATGCAGGAATACTGGTTACACTATCTAGCATTACAATATCTTGTTCAGCTAATCCATGTACACCACTGCAATTAATTGTAATAACATTTTGATTTAATGTAGTTGTAAAAGTAGCACCTGTTAATGTTGTTCTAATAGGGTGTATGTCATAATATACTCCGCCAGAGTATACATATAAAATTCTGTTAGTTCCTATAGCTGCGTATTTAATACCAGCATTATCATCCCAATGATGAATAGCTCTAGCCGCACCAGTTAATTTATCATCACCTAACTGTGTCCAACCACCTATTTTTTCTGGAGTGCCATATCTAAATCTGACATTGTCACCATCAAACCATTGTCCCTCGGCCCCGGTCTCTGTGACTTGTTTATTAAACCCAGGTGCAAATCCTAATTTTTGTAACATATAACCTCATTATAATACTATTTTACAAATGATGGTAGGCCTAGCATAGGTCTGCCATCAAATTTGTTTTTGTCTGCAAATGGGCCATTTACATGATTATAATGTAGAAATACCTGACCGCAAATGTTCCCGTCAAAAGGCTCTCGCCAATGTTCAAGTTCACAGCCACTATATACTAGCATATCCCCTACTTCAAGCAAGACTTTCGTGCCTGCTGGAGCGTTGGGTTTATGAATATTTTTGTATTCATCTATTACATTATTAGATCCTGTGCCATCTATAAATATAGGCCAAGGATCTCCTCCTAAATTAAGTGTACAAGATATCTCACAACTAGGTCTATCTTTATGTCTTTTTAATATGTCACCTTTTTTATAAGCTCTAGCATATGAATAAGTTGGTATTAAATCTAGTCCTGTATGTTGTTTCATTACAGGTAACATTTTAACTAATAATGTATCCATTACAAAATCACCATAACAAGAGAAAGTATTAGGTATCTGTTGATCGGTCCATGTTCCAAGGATTGAGGACTGTGAGTGTAGGTTATTTTCATACATAAATTTTGTTGCATCTCTTTTAAGTAAAAAATAATTAAGTATAAAATTAGCCATATCATAAGACAATGCTTTCTTAATTACCTGGTACTTGTGTTCTCTAAACATTAAACCCTTTCTGTAAAAAATTAAATGATACAGATATTCTTATATCATTACTCTCATTAGGTTCAACACAATGCCAAAGCCATGCAGGAAATATGATTATTCTACCTTCTAAGGGATCTACACGAACCTCTCTCCATAAATGCGAAGGAGGTGTTCCTTCTTTTCTTCTTGGCATAACCATATGTGCTGAAGATCTTGGTTCATTAAATACTATCTGTCCAGAGTTTTTAGGTGCTTTAATATAATATACCCCACTAAAATGACTATTAGGATGTAGATGTGGTCTGTTGTAACCACCTGGAGGATTTATATTAGCCCACATATTACCTATAATAGCTTCGTCCTCTAACCACTCTTCTTGAAATACTTCATGTTGCATTTTAAATAATTCATCAACTAATGGTTTGAATACTGGTATTTGATGCATATTAGTTTGACTATGCCAACCCTTCATATTAGTTCGTTTAACTCCTTTGTCTTTATCGGCCCAGGCAAGAACTTCTCTTTCAAAAAGTCTATTGTCTAAATTAACATCTTTAGCATATATAATTGTTGGAAAGTATGCAGCTTTAATCATCATTTAAAAGGTGTGCCCCCAAACCACATGACTAAAGACTTTCTTGTTCCCCGTATTACAGGTTTTACTCTGTGTCTTATAAACGATGCAAAGAACACAGCGTGCCCTTGTTTTATTTTTGCAACTTTACCTTCAGCCATTAACTCTAAATCTCCACCTTCAAACTCTGACTCAGGAGATAATAAACAAGTCATAGATATTTTTCTTACCGGTGGTTCATGTGCGCAGTTAACATCGTTATCTACATGCCATTCATAAAACCCTCCTTCTGGATATTCTGTGTATTGTGCCATTTCAGTTATAGTCATTCCATCAAAACCAAAGTGATTACCGTTTGTAGTCTTCATAATTCTTTCTATGTCTTTGTACATGTCAGCCATTTTTTTAAATGGTATCCAACTTATATGTGAGGTTCTTGTTTTAGTATCAACTACTCCACCTTTAATACCTTTATTACTTCCAACATAAGCATCTTGTTTAGGTTCGTTTCTTCCTGCTTCAATAATCATTTGACATTGTTTAGGTGTAAAAATCGGTTGTGTTGTTTCTACTATGTAAGATTTCCATCGTGGTTCTGTTATCATATTAATATCCGTATTCTACCCATCCCGTTATTATATATTTATTATTCGATAAAGGTGGGTTGCCTCTATGAACGTGTGTAAATTGTGCAGGCCAAACCAACATGGTATTTTTTTCTGGTTTGAATCTACACTTTTGATATAAAAACTCCGTCTCTCCACCCTCTGCAACATCATTAAGATAAACCATAAAAGCTAATATTCTGTTTCTAGCTTTCATTGAAGCATTTTCACAATGCCAAGTATGATAACCTTCACCTATTTTAGTTTTTTGTATTTTAACTTCAAATATATTGTGTGTCGATAATTTTTTTAAGTATGAATATTTTTGTACATACAGAGGATATATTTCATTAAAAAACATATCTATAAAAGGTTTGTTATTATAAGTTATTGGAACACTAACATCTCTTATAGTATCTATTGCATTATCTGATACTAACGTTTCATCTACTTGCCTTGGATACACTGCACCTTGTTGTTCACATTTATTAAAATAATTTAAATAACTATTTATTAATTCGTTAGGCATAAAGTTTTTAAATAAACCTATGTGATTATCTATGTAATATTGTTTGTCCATTATGTAGCACCTCTATTTTTTATTGGATCAAAGTTTACATCACAGTTTGCAGCAAGAGTTCGTCTTGTTTCATCAGTACCATTAAAAGGATATACACAGTGTCTCATATCATATGGAAATATATAAAAGTCTCTAAGATCCATTGGTGGTTGATAATCTATTTTTGCAAACTGACCATTAGATGCTCCTAATATCTGTAGTCTACCATTCTGTTGTATATGTCCTGCTGAGTATTCTTTACCATAAGTTGATGGTAATTTTAAAATCATAACACTAGATAAACCTGTAAATAACATACCTCTATGAATGTGTGCGGGATTATATTCGTGTTGTTTCATTTCATTAACCCAAATAGAATTAAGGTGTAGATCATAATCTTTTATTTTATTAAACGCTAGGTAGTGTTTAAAAATTGCCATAAAATAATTTGTTACATCTCTTGGTAACTTATTATGATTTTTCATCTTTGTCTGGTCTTGACCATGATAAAATAAAGAATGTTCTTTTTCTATCTTACCAACTAATTGACCATTTGCAGGTGCAAGATTATGATAATTAGTTTCGTATATATAGTTAATACTATTAAATATATCTAAAGGTACTTGATATTTTAAAATAGATTGACCTAAAAATATAAAATCAAACTTTGGGTTTTCCATGTTGTTCAAGTTGTTCTCTTTCTTTGTAACTACTTTCTAATTCACCAGACTTTTTAATTCTTTGTAATGATTGTAATTGACCCATTACATTAAATATTTCTGCCTCTGATGAGTTTTGATTTAATGTTTTAGCTTTCTCGTGATACTGCATACCATATGATTCTAGTTGATGTTGGTTAACATCTTTATCATTAAATGATCCATCATTAAATTCACTTTTTAATTTAGACCACATCTTAATTTCTCTCATTCTATGCTTTGCAACTTTTTCCATAGAAGCTTTACCAAATCTACATTCGTCTAAATCTATTTGATATTTAGTTCTTTTATAATCATCTTCTTCTTTATCTATTTTTTTTTCTAACCAAGTTATCTTTGCCTCATTTCTTCTGTAATCAAATGACAAAGCCATAAGATTATCTAAGTATGATGATTGTTCTCTGACACATTGCCAATATTTAGATGCTTTAGTTGGGTATCTATTATCTTGTAATACAGAAAACCTTGCTTCTGTTTCTGTTCGAAACATTTGTTTCTTGGTCCATGTATCACGAAGCTCGTCTACCATACCTTTAAATGATGATAGATCTTCCTGTGTTAATAAATTATTTAAATGGGGTTCTTCACCTTGTATAACTTCTTTAACGTCTTTTTTCATAGCTTTATTCCTTTATAGTTTCTTCTTATATATATTAATTAAAATATATTACAAGTCTTATGAGTCGGTAAATGTTCTTGTAACTGCCGTTCCTGCAGCTAGCCATTCTTCTGTTGAATTAGAAATTGCAGGTAAATTTTCTCCAGCAGCAGCTGTAGCACTACTTGAACTACTTGTAGAACTATATAGAGACCAACGTGCAGTTGATAAGTCGGCACTTTCTGTCCAGTTAGTTCCATTCCATTCTTCAGTTTTACCTGTAGATGTTTCAGGAGGAGAACCAGGAACCATTCCTGCAATACATATTGCTGATGTATATGTTCCTGCACCAGCAGCAGCGTATCTTGCTGTGTTTAAATCATTGACTTCAGTCCAGTTAGAACCGTTCCAAACTTCTGTAACTGTACTTTTATCTGGTGTTCCACCACCTCCAAAAATTAAACCATTCGTTTGAGTACCAACTCCAGGCACTCCATATCTTGCAGTATTTATATCGGTTGTTTCTGTCCAGTTAGTTCCATTCCAAGATTCTACAATATTAGTAGTTTCTGAACCAGGATATTCATAACCAGCTATATATAAAGCAGCAGTGCTATCTGCACCAGTCATTGCCCCCATATACCTTGCAGTATTCAAATCATTTACTTCAGTCCAGTTTGTTCCATTCCATAATTCTGTTGCTGCACTTTTAGGTGGAGTATCTCCTCCAGCCACCATACCAGCTGTAGGAGTTCCTGTTCCAGTTTGTGCATATCTACTTGTGTTTAGATTATTAACCTCTGTCCAATTACTTCCATTATATAATTCTGTATTTAATGTAATACTAACTCCTGGCTTTGCAGTATTTCCACCAGCTTTTACTGCTGCTGTTGCAGTACCAAAACCTGCACCAGCTTTAGATGAAGTATTAACATTTCCTCCACTACTCCAAGCAGCTGCACCTGTTGCTGCTTGACCTTTTAAAACATTAGAAGTTGTATTATACCAAACTTGTCCTTCAATAGGATTCGATGGATCGGTTGCTACCGCTTCAATTTGTGATCCTCGTATTTCTTTGTATGTTGCCATAATTAATCCGTGTCTACCGTTTTAGTTAGGTTTGATGAACTACTCCACTCTTCTGTTGCAGCTAAAACGGGTGCTGGCCCCGTACCTCCTGCAACTAATCCTGAAGCTGTTGTTCCTGCTGATGATCCACCTTCTCTTGAAGAATTTAAATCTGCAACTTCTACCCAACTAGCACCATTCCATTGTTCTGTTAGTCCTGTTCCAACATTTCCACCTGCAGCTAAAGCTGAAGGTTGTATACCTATACCAAATGGTAATGCTCTTCCAGTATTTAAATTGTTAACTTCAGTCCAGTTTGATCCATTCCATGATTCTGTGTTAGCAACATTTCCCGGATCTAAATTTCCTCCTATAGCTAAACCTGCAGTATTATCTGCTCCTGCTGCACCTAAATTAAGTTTTGCTTCATTTAAATTATTAACTTCAGTCCAGTTAGTTCCATTCCAAGTTTCTGTGTCTGCTACATCGGTAGTAGCTGTTAATCCTGCAAAAACTAAACCTGATGTTGAAGTACCAAATCCAGCAAGTCCTCTTCTTGATGTATTTAAATCGTTAACTTCAGTCCAGTTTGTTCCATTAAAAGTTTCTGTTAATGCTGCATAGTTAGGAGTACCATCATTTCCACCTGCAGCTACAGCTGCAGTTTGAGTTCCAAAACCTGCTAGTTGGTGTCTTGCAGTATTCATGTCATTAACTTCAGTCCAGTTTGTTCCATCGTAAGATTCTGTTGCTCCTGTTGAAGGTGGAACTTCTCCACCAAAAGCTAAAGCTGCAGTTGTAATTCCTGCTCCTCCCATTAATTTTCTAGCAGTATTTAAACTATTAACTGTAGACCAAGCACCGACTGGTGCACCCGGACCTGTGTATGATTCTGTTACAGCTGTAGTTGGAGGGACATTACCTCCAGCTAATAAAGCACCAGAATCATTTGTTCCACAACTTCCACCCGATGCTCTTACTTGACTTAAATCACCTTGTTCTGTCCAATTAGTTCCATTGTAAGACTCTGTTACCCCAGTTTTACCGCCAGGAGTTTCTCCACCATAACCTAACGCAGCAGTTACTATTCCTGAACTACCTAATGCATATCTTGCAGTATTTAAATTATTAACTTCTGTCCAGTTAGATCCATTCCACAATTCTGTATTATTATAGTAAGTATCAGGGGGACTTGTAAACCCACCATAAGCTAAAGCCGATGTGTTACTTGCACCTGCTCCACCAAGATGAAATCTTGCAGCATTTAAATCCCCTACTTCAGTCCAGTTTGTTCCATTCCAAGATTCTGTTAAAGCTCTTGCTGGAGAATTTCCTCCAAAATATAATGCCGACGTGTTTGTTCCCCCACGTCCACCAACATTAGATCTTCCAGTATTTAAATCGTTTACTTCTGTCCAGTTGGTACCATTCCAAGTTTCTGTTAATGCTGAGTTTGGTTCTCCACCAAAACCTAAACCTGCTGTAGAGGTTCCTGTACCAACTAAAAAAGCTCGTGCTCCAGTTAAATTATTTACTTCAGTCCAAGTTGATCCATTATATAATTCAGTATTATTAAAATCACCAACACCAGGAGTTTCTCCACCAAAAGCAAGAGCACTACTTTCAGTTCCAAATTGTCCTATACCTTGTCTAACTTGATTTAAACTATTAACAGTTGCCCATGAACCAGAAGTAGTTACATTTGGATATTGAAACTTTAATACGTTATCAGTATCGTTATACCACACCTCTCCCTGTATCGGATTATCGGGATTAGTCGTATAGTTCCGAATCTTTGTGCCATGTATTTCTTTATACTCAGCCATTTAAATTTTTACTCCTCCAATGTTATGTCAGCAGGTCTTGTGTTAAACTCTACTGCTGGTGCTTTTTCTTCCGCAGGTAGAGCGTCCCACGCAGCTTGCGCTGCTTGAACCTCTGCATCAACAATCGCCTGTGCCTCGTCTTTTGTTTTTACAGTACCTGCAACTTTAGCAATCCAAAGATTACCGTGTTTGTTGTATGCAGGAACTTGCCAAACATTACCAGGATAGCCTACAAACGTGATTCTTTGAGATTCAACGTGATCGATGAAACCCTTTCCCCAGTTTTCTGCTACACAGTATTGATATGTTTTTGCCATAGTTTTCTCCTTTTATTAATCTGTTAAAGTTTTTATCACAGTTGATGGAATATTCCACTCTTCTGTTGCTCCGCTTACTGATCCTGTTGAACCAGCAAAAGCTAAAGCATTAGTTGCAGTTCCAGCACCACCTAAACTATCTCTTGCGGTACTTAAATCACTTGTTTCTACCCAACTAACACCATTCCACTCCTCTGTAGTAGCGTTTCCTGATGGTGGTGGTTTTCCACCAAAACCTAAAGCGGCTGTTTGAGTTCCTGAACGACCCAAAGACATTTGAGCTGTATTTAAATCGTTTACTTCAGTCCAGTTAGTTCCATTCCAAGATTCTGTGTTTGCTACTATAGGGTTTGCACCACCAAAAAATATAGATGCTGTAGAAGTACCAGATGCTGATCCCCCATATCGAGCTGTATTTACATCATTTACTTCCGTCCAATTCGTTCCATTCCACTGTTCTACTGCAGCAGTAGAAGGTGGTGTAAATCCAGATACGGATAAAGCTGCTGTGTTAGTTCCACACCCACCCATATCTGATCTAGCTGAATTTAAATCATTTACTTCAGTCCAACTACTACCATCCCACTTTTCTGTTTTAGCTGTGTTCGGAGATACTTCTCCACCAAAAGCTAAAGCATTTGTGTTTGATGAACCACAACCAGATAATTGTTTTCTAGCAGTATTTAAATCACCAACTTCTGTCCAATTAGTTCCAGCCCAAGATTCAGCTAATCCACTGACCGCACCAGGAGAAGTGTAACCACCAAAAGCTAAAGCTGATGTATAAGTTCCATCACCAGCTAAATTTGCTCTTGCAGTATTCATACTATTACCCGTAGCCCAAGCACCGACCGCGGCACCTGCACCTGTCCATTCTTCTGTTGCTGCTGTCGTGGCTGTAGCTTTACCACCAAAAGCTAATGCAGCTGTGCTGGTTCCTCTACCACCTATTTCCATTCTCGCTGTGTTTAAATCAGTTGTTTCAGTCCAACTAGTTCCATTCCATTCTTCTGTTAATGCTGAAACCGCTGCAGTAGATATTTGTCCACCAAAACCTAAAGCAGCTGGCACAGTTCCTCCTGCTCCCATTCTAGATCTTGCAGTATTTAAATCACTGACCTCAGTCCAGTTAGTTCCATTCCAAGACTCTGTTAATGCTTTGTATGTTGGTATTGGATTTAATCCACCAACTGCTAAAGAGGCTGTAACTATTCCAGTTCCCACTACGTTAGTTCTACCAGTATTCATATCGTTAACTTCCGTCCAATTTGTTCCATTAAAAGTTTCTGTATTACCATAAATTGTGCCTGATGCATTTCCACCAAAAATTAAAGAAGATGTGTTATCAGCTCCTGATGCACCCGCTGCAGTTCTAGCAGTATTTAAATTGTTACCTTCAGTCCAGTTAGTTCCATTCCATTTTTCTGAAAGTGCAACTTGTGCAGGTCCTGTATCTCCACCTGAAGCCATAGCTGAAGTAGACGTACCACTTCCTCTTATACCTGTTCTACCAGTATTTAAATCGTTTACTTCTGTCCAACTAGTTCCGTCATATAATTCTGTGTTTGTATAGTAAGTATCTGGTGGAACATCTCTATAACCACCAAAAGCTAAAGCTGCTGTTTGAATTCCAGCTCCACTTAAATTTTGTCTAGGTGTATTCAAAGAATTACCAGTTCTCCACGAACCAGCTGCTGTTACATTTGGATATTGATATTTGAAATCTTTATTAGTGCTATCGTACCATAGCTCACCGTCCACAACTCCTGGGTTATTCCCAGCGTAATTAGTAACCGCTGTACCAACCGTCTCTTTATAGGTAGCCATAATTATTTAGCCTTTAACAACCAACCCTGAGTTCCGTCTGTGTAGACTAAAGTGTTTGCGGCTCTTTCAACTGAAACTGTAAGATCTGCTGCCGCTCCATTAATTTTTTCACTATTTCTTCCAATAGTTAGAGCGTAAGTGTCAAAAGTACCTGCATAGTCTATAAACGAAACTTCGTCGCCGATTGTTGGTGATGAAGGGAGAGTTAAAGTAAACGATCCACTTGTTGTATTACAAAATACACCTTCACCAGCTGACGCTGTATAGTTTCCTGTTTTAACTGCTTGCCATGAGGTTCCACCTGCTTCTAGTTCTTCCCAAGACAATACTCCACCTGTTGTTGATTTTAAAACGTAACCGTTTCCTCCAGCTACCGCTGCGGGCCATGTTAAAGTATAAGACCCACTAACTGTTGCAGCCGACTTCTGACCTATGTATGCACTATCATCACTATCTGCTAATCTTAGCTCTTTCTGAGAATTAATTATTAAACCTGTTCCTGCTGTCCAGACTAAATCTGCGTCACCACCAAAGGAACCTGAATCATTAAATTGTACTTGTGTATCTGAACCACCTGGTAAACCACCTACAGTAACTTCTGCAATATCTGGGTTTGTACCATCATTAGCGGTTGCGTAAATAATTTTCCAACCTTTATCTGTTGTTGCCCAAGTAACAGAATCACCTGATCCTGAAGCATATTTAAATTGAACTGTGTAACTACCACTTGTGCTGTTTTTTATAAAATAAAAATTTTCTACATCAATTGGAATAGTTACAATTTTATTTCCTGAAATTGTTTGTGGAGATTCTGCCCCTAAAACTATGACCCTTGTAGATAAAGTAGCTCCTGTAGAACCATCTGATACTGCTAAAGCAGTAGTATTTGCTCCAGCTCCTGCCGCATTTAAAGTTTGTACTTGATAGCCACCAGAAATCTGTTCAAAGATATTTAAATTAGTATTTGTTTTTGTTCCCCATGTACCGGCGTTTTCACCAGTTGCCATTAGTTCAACACCTAGAGGTGTATAAGTTGAAGCCATAATTTTTTTCTCCTAAGCCACGTGCGTTACGTCTGTATACGATGTATTTCCTGTTACGTCAACATCGGAATAACTTGCACTATTTGTTTTATTAACATCACTATAACTTGTATTTCCAGTAATATCAACATCTCCATATCCTAATGGAGCAACATTTCCTACACTAGAAATTGCTTCTACTCCAGTTAATCCCATAACATCTGCTGGTGAAATTATACCTATTCCAGAGGTTGCAGAAACACCTGTTAAAGGAACTCCTATTCCAACTATAATTGATCCTACAGAAGAACTAGCTCCTACACCAGTTAAATTAAATATTTGTTCATCGTTTGTTGTTAAATCACCTACGGAAGTAGTTGCATCAACTCCAGTTAAATCAACACCTATTCCTACAGTTATAGAACCAACTGCAGTTGTTCCAACTAAAGTTGTTAAACCTTGAGTATGGTCTGCACCATTATTTAAATCTAATTGACCTTCTGAAGCTGTGGCTGACACACCTGTAATTAATTGTGGTATATCTAATTGAGTTGGACAAGAAGCTGTAGCTAACACACCTGTTAATGGTACACCTATTCCAACTATAATTGATCCAACACTTGAAGTTGCTCCAACACCAATTAAATTTTCTATACCTTCTTCGACACTTCCCCAACCATTTTCACCCCAATCGAGAGTTCCCCAACCAGGTCTTAACTCTACTGTAATTGATCCTATTGATGTTGTTGCTTGTTGTCCTGAAAGAGTTACACCTGGTGCTTCACCCCATTCTTGAGTTCCCCAACCAAGACGTCCCCAACCTTCAATAACTATATTTGTATCACCCCAATCAGCTTGTCCAAAATAAGAACGACCCCAACCATCTGTGTTTGCTTGACCACCCATTCCACTATGGTTAGTACAATAATAATATAAAGTTGATGGTGCACCATTTTGAACATCTATTTGAGTATATGCACCTGCTTGACCAGGAGTTCCAACTGCAGTTACACCAACAGTGTAAGGAGTTGAGTTTCCACTATCACTTGAAAATCTTAAAGGGTGGTTATCATTAGAACTATCTGATTGATCAAACTTATAAGTAAGACCAGCACCAATCATTAAGGTATCTTGTAAAACACCATCTATATAATATTTATTACCAGAGCCGGGGTTGGATACCGTTACTGTAAATGTCTGGGCTATAGACATAAGGATTTTCTCCTTATGCTATTCTTACGATAGCTGTTGATGCTGCTGCTGCAGGAAATTGAATTGTAAAAGTTCCGCTAGATACAGTTTTGTCTCCA